AATAATACTCCACGGGACGTCAGCACAGCTACACCCAGTCAGCACAATCCACAATTACAATTCTATCCTCAGAAAGCATTCCGCTACGCGGAGTAAAGTTAGCAAAAACAATTACACATGGTGGGTCCACAAATTTAACAACTGGCTTGTATTTCGTACTCTGCACGATTCCATTTTTGAATTGTTCAATTAACCCGTACGCCACATACTCTTCTTTATCTCTTGGAATATCAAAAAGAACCATGCTTTCATAGTTGTAAAGATATGCTATGTCGGCTGCTTTACCTCCCACTGAGTAGAAAGCATCATATTCTTTTATTAGCTTCTTCGCGAAGCAAGTCTTCCCTTCTCCACCTTTAGATCCATACACCCAGATGATTACACGTGGGTCTTCTTCTTCCATCAGAGCTCTAACTCTCGTCTCCCATGGCTGTTCTGGAAATTCCCAGTTCTGAACAACTCTAGTCTTCTTAAATTCAGCAAAATAATAATTTAATGTGTCATAGCTTCTATCAATTGTATTTTCACAACCTTCCATATAATCAGAAGGTCTCTTAAGTGTTACACGCATATCATCTATAACTTCTTTTAATTTATCTTCTATGAGCATAACAAACGTACCATGTTCCCATGGACCTTCAATCCTTGATTCATCTTTCATAGCATAATTCCTAGCTTCACTTTGTGTTCCTCGTCTCTTCTCCAGATGTGCATCTGGAAATAACTTAGACATCTGTCTTAGAGATGAACGTTTCTTCATCTCAACATAACCTTGGAAATGTTTGGTACCTTCTTTTCCTTCTTCTAATTGATAAACTAAATATTTCATTTTATCTTCAGAGAAAATCAAATGCTCTTTGGGATTGTTAATAGTAAAACACCAACATATAACTTGCCTTGCCATTTGATTGTGAATAAAATGAAAGCACATACAATTGTATTTATAGGCCAAATGTAGCCAGCGCCCCGTCCCGTGGGT